CGACTGTTACGCCTAAGTTTGTGCAGTTTGCTGTCATATTAGTATTTATATAAAAAAAGAGGACTCTTTTTAGGGAGTCCTCTTTGGGTTTAGTCTCTTTTTATAGTTATTATACTGAGACTTTCAGATTACATTAAGTTTGCAATCTTGAATGCACGATAGTACACGTTAGCCATGGCTGTCAATGCGCCAAGACCTTGTGTTGGGCTACCTTCAGCAAATGGGTTAGCAACAAGACCATAACGTGTCTTGAAGCCAATCTTTGGCTGGAAAGTACCTGTATCAACTGCACGAACCATCTGGAGAGGAACGTATGGGCAGTAGAAGATACCTGCATCGTATGCATTCGAACCTTTGTAACCGACAACAGCAAACTCAGATGTTGAACCAGCTGGGAAGTATGGGTCGATGTAGACCTTGATACGACCAAACAATGTTCCAGCAAATGTGTTACCAGTGTCGTCAACTGTCAAGCTAACTTGTCCAGCAAGTGCTGATTGATAGTCGAGGATGCCTGCCATTGCAAGAGCAGAAGCAACATCAGACGAGCAAAGCATGATGTTACCTTTTCCGCGACGAGTCGTTTTAGCAATTGTGTTTGCTTCACGTTCGATTTGGAATGCAAGACCCTTAACTTTTTCAACCATCCAACGACCATTCGAATCTGTGTCGAGGTTGAATGTACCTTGAGTTGTTGTTCCTACCTGTGCACCAACTTTAGCAACAGTATAGATTGTGCGAACAACTTCGCGGTTGATTTCAGCAAGAATTTCTGACGAGAGAATGTTAGCCAACTCTGTTTCAGCGTCAAGACCATGAACTGCTTTAAGGTCTTGTGCAAGTTCCATCGAGTATTCTGCTTTGAGAGCGCGTGTCTTGGCAGTAACAGTAACTTTCTCGATTGAGAATGCCATTTCGCCGAAAACGCCCGAACCAGAAGTACCAGCACCGTAAACCTCAGCAGCGCCAGTTGTGTTTGCTGTACCAGTTGTCATTGTTGATGCGAAAACGTTCTGCGAACCCAATGCTGTGTTAGCAGCAAGAGCGATGGAAGCATGAGTACCAGCACCAGAGAAATCTGTATCAGCTTCGTTATAGAAGGCTTCTACTGCACCTGCTGTAACGTTTTGTGTGCTATATGTCGAACGCATTGCAAAAATGAGTCCTGTTGGTCCTGTCATTGGCTGAACGCCGCAAACGTCATAAGCGATGAGGTTTGGCAACGAACGACGAACGAGAGAGATGAGGATTGGGTCGAAACCGGCAACTGGACCGCCAGCAGCAGCACCGCCACCGAAACCACCTGTGCCAGTTACAACTGTTGGTGCAGCTTCGTTAAGAACACCAGCAGCCTTTTGCATCTCGGTTGCTTGGTTCTCAAGAATAACTGCTGTAACTGCTTTACGATATGGATCGGAAATTTTTGGGAGGTCAGGATGATCTAAGACACCTTCCCATTTCTTTTGTAAACTTTCTGATAAATACATGGATTTACTCCTTAGTTATATTAAATTTTAGTTTTCGAAATTGCTTGAGATACTGCGGCAACGAAAGGATCTGCAATCGAAACTTTCTTCTCATCAGTATCTTCTACTTGCTCATGAAGTTGTTCTACATCTGCTTTCTTAATGCCAGATGGAAAATAGTTTTCACGAATTGTCTCAAGTTTCTCTTTGTACTCTTCCTCTGTGGAAAAGTCTACACTCTCTGCGAGCGATTTGATTTTTTCAACTTGAGTTTCTGTTAAACCACCACAAACTTCACGGGTAATTTCTTGCTTTACTGCTTCAACAAGAGCTTTTTTGTACTCGATGTTTCTTTCGATTTCTTCATCAAGTTTGCTTTCAAGTTCTTCAACTTTACCTGCAAGTTCATCGACAAGATCAACTTTCTCTACTGGAACATCAATGTAATGTTCTGCGAAGAGATTGCGAAGACCAGCGATAAATTCTTCTGTAAGTTCCGAACGGAGTCCGGTTTCAATAGCAATTTCGTTTTGCTCTAACCATTGTTCAACGATGTAGTTAAGATAATCATCGACTTTGTTTGTCAAGTCTTCTTTGATTGTCTCTACGGCTTCTTCTAACATAGAAGCATATTCTGTTTCCATTTGTTCTTGAATTTGCTGAACGCGATCTACGATGCGAGCTTCAAAAATTGTGGAAACTTTTGATTTAAATTCTTCAGAGATTGTCGAATCGTCAGAGAAAAGAGCATCAATATCTTCTTTCATTGTTTTCTTCATCTCTTTTTCATCTTCATCTTCGTCTTCCTCATCTTCGTCTTCTTTTTCAGTTTCTTTAGCTTCTTTGTGAAGCTTGTCAACTACTTTAGAAGATGCAGCCGATGGTTTTGTTGTTGGCGCTGTAGCACTTTTCGCACCTTTGGTGACGTCCAGTTTTTCCGAGTCGCCCATTGGATGTGAATTTTCGGGCGTTGGTCCACCAATATCGTCAATCTCACCTTCTAATTTCTGTGGAGGCATAGCAGGGGCTTTGGCTTTGCTGCCAGAGAGAATGTCTGCTGCTGCTTCCATTAATTTGTTTGTTGCCATTAGGGTTCTCCTTATGATTTCTTATTTATAAAAATTAAAGTTTTCGTAAATAATTTTCGAATAATTTAAGTGCGACTTCTTCGATTTGCGTTTTAGATGCTTTTTTAATTTGTTGTTTAGCACGATCAAAATCGGCTTCAACAAAACGCCCATCTATTAAAATCCATTCTTTATTTTCCATAATGCCATTAACAAAAGCACCTGGAGCAGAAGGATCAGCAACAATATCAGCAGCAGTAGCGAGTCTCAAATCATCTTGAACTAAATTATATCCTTCTTTAGTCTGCATAACAGAACCTAAAGCGCGTGATGAAACACCGAGATTTACTCCATTGTCAATAAAATTCTTAACAATTTGTCCATACGGTGTTTCAAGAATTAATGCTTTCCCATAAAATGTATTTCCATCTTCTTCAAGTTCAACAATCTTATGGGAAACTCTTTCTAAATTAATCGTAGGGGTATCAGGATGACCCAATTCACCCAAAGCACGATTTGTCTTGATGTATTCTTCTTGGTAACGTTGAACTTCATTTCGAAGTGTGTCCATTTTGTACATACGATTGTTGCGATTTACTTTATCGCCAACTAAAAATGTACCTTCGATATAAAGCTTTTTATCTCCAGATTCGGTTTTTTCTGTGAGATATTTTACGTTTTCTACTGTTTCTCTAATAAGCTTCATTTGTTAAATTCCTGTAAGTGCAGGATTATAAGTTGCTGTTTTTGCGAGTTGAATAATCATTGTTCCACAAGTTCCAGAATTAGTTACATAAATGTTTGATGTTGCATTATTTGCAAGAGAACTGTCGAATTCATAAAATTGAAAATTCGAAAAATTCGGTAATTCTAGTATTAGAACTCCACTCGCATTATCACCGCGATAAATTCTCCAAATACCATCAGTAACACCTGATGCTTGTGCAATAGCTGCGGCAGATACTGTTTCAGTATTATCTTTTGCCAAATCAGAAAGTGCAATTGTAGTTGCAGTATTGCCAACAATTCTCACCAAAGATTTGGATCGTAATGAATTTACAATTTCATATGCCATTTTTTTACCTTAGTCCTAATCCGGCTCTTCTACGCATTGACATTTTTCTCTTTAAGAGTGATCTGCGAAGTTTAGCCTTTCTTGTTGTTTTCCATGAACGTTTTAACAATCTTGCTTTTCTTAATCTTACAGATGCTGGTATTCTTTTTACAACATTACCACTACCAGCAATTCTAAATCCTTTTAATGCTGAACGTCTACGATTCTTTTGTACTACAATTTTGCCTTTAGCATTTCTTCTAATTCTACGACGAATTTTTTGAACTCGTCCCATTCGAATAATATTTGGATTTCTTTTTACTGCTTCATCCAATTCTTCAACATATTCGAATCTATCTTCTGCAACAACTTTTTTTACGTCTTCAAGTGCCATCGCACTTATTTCATCCAGACGTTTGAAAATAATATCTTTTGCTTCGTCTAATTTACCCTCAAGAATTTTTTGTATGAAATTCATTTTACTTTTTTAAATGCAAAATCTGCCGCTTTTGCCAAATGGGCTGGCGATTTGTGGACCATATCTGAAAGCTTTTTCTTGTTTTCATCATTTAAAGCTTTATGTACTTTCGTAATTGCAGATGCTGTATAATGATCTACTTTTCTAGTAGAACCATCTGCAAATTTAACTCTCTGTCCACTTTTGCCAGCAACAATTTTATGCAATTGATCCATTACAGATTCTTCGATTTGCTCAACTTGCTCTGCTTGAATTGGTGCATCAATATCTTTTTCTGTTGAATAGGGAATGGAAAAATACTTATCGATCTTATCATTATAATACAATGCAATTTTCATTCCATTTGGATAAAGTCTATATGCTTTTCTTTTCAAAACCAAAACGAAAGGCGGCTCAGATTTCATCATTCCTTCTTCAACTAATTCTAAAGCTTCAACTTCTTCCTTTACTTCTTCACTATCACCAACTTTAATTCTGTGTGCCCTAACTTTTCTTCCAGACTCGCCAACTTTAAAATCTGAAGTGGCAAGAACACCTTCTTCTAATTCTTCACGCACAACTCTTTTTGCTTGCTGAAAAACTTGTTTGTTATTTGAGATTAAATCGACCATTCGATTAAACAAGTTTTGAATGATCATTCGATCAGCATTATTAAACTGTGGCTTTTCTTCTTGCATCTTATCAAGAACATTATGAATTCTTGCCATTTGTGCTTTGTTAGCAAGACCAGCACGAACCAAAACATCAAACTTAGAATAGTCTGATTTTTCTTCTTCTACAATTGTTGGTTCTTGTTTAAATTCTTGTAAAGATTTCATTTATTCTGTTTCCTGAACTTCCACTTGGGTTTCTTGTTCGCCGCCAAAAATGCCTTGAGCAATTAGTTGTTTGTACTCATCTAAAGCGGCAAATGATCTAGATGCGAGTTCGTTCTCTAATGCTTCTTTTGCTTCTGATGCATTACCAGCAGCAATTGAATTGATAAATTGTTTAATGTGTTCAGACATAATTAAATTATCCTTTTGTTTATTTATCTGTTATTTATACCAGAATATTTGTTCACTTCTGCATCTAATTGCGGCGTTTGAGATTCTTGATTTGGATCCGATTCAGTAACATTATCAATCGGTGGTGTATCTTGCGTTTCTTGAGGCATCATTCCCGATTGCTGTTGCTGTGCTTGTTGAAATTGTTCGATGGAACCATCTTTCTCCATCTCTTTGTCCATCTTTTGAATTTCTTCATCAGTTAACTGAAGAACATTTTTTCTGATCCAAGTTTGTGAATAATACTTACCAACAAATGGCTCTACTAATTGAAGTGTTTGAATTCTTTCGCGCAGAAGTTCGCTTTCACGAAGTTCAGTAAAATTATTGTCTTTCTTGAAATCATAATAAACGTCTTCTTTAAATCTTTCCCATTCTTCTTTTGTACAAACTCCTTTTAGTACAAGTTGAGTCTTGAGAGCATGATCAAATAGTTGTGAAAATTTATTACGAAGTCTAGTGATGAACTTTGCAAATTTTAATTCATCTCTAGTAATTTCTGTTGATCGTCCAAGTGCAGCAAACCCACCGCCACCAGTTTGATCCATACGTGAGTATGGCACATTAAGTGATTGAAGAAGTTTTTTACGGAAGTAATCCACATCTTCGATTTGTCCAAGATTTTGACCAGCAGGAAGTGTAGTAATCTCAGTACCTTTACCGCCTTCACGACGAGGTAACCAAAAGTCTTCAAGCATCGAAAGGTGTTTACGATCATCTCTCATCTCACCAGTCTGTGCATCATAGACCATTTTGTTTCGATACTTGATCATAATATCACGAAGATACTGTTCAGCTTTACCTTTTGGCAAATTACCTACGTCGATATAAAACACACGACGTTCTGGTGCTCTCGAAAGTCTATAGATGACAACAGCATCTTCAATCATTCGTAATTGATTGAGTGGTTTAATTGCTTTATGCAAGTATGAAATGACGAACGTATTTTTTGCATCCATCAAACCAGAATTTACATTGATGATTGCATCTGGAGCAATACGAACACCTTGATTTACTTGTGCTGTATAAGTTTGAGTCGTAGTGCCACGATCATTATAGATGTAGTATTCTGCCATCGATTTGATGATCATTGCATTTGTTCGAGGATCTTTTTCTTTTTGAACTTCACGAACTTTACGAATTTTTCGCGGATCTATGTATCGAAGTTCTTTAATACCTTCTTTTGGTTTAGCTGAATCTACTACGACTTGATAGTAAATTCTTCCATCAATATACCAACGTTTAAATAGATCGTCTGAAAGATTATTAAAGTTAAACAAAGAAAGAACTGTTTCAAATTCTTCTTGAATTTTTCTTTTGATTGTGTCTGGTTGTTTCAATTTATCCATATTGATCGAAACAACTTCACCAGATTCATCATGAGTAATTGCCTCATTCACAATATCGTCAATGGCTTGTTCCAATTCTGGATGATTAGCCATTTCACGATATCTCGTGATGAGTTCTAGTTCGTTGCGAACAGCACCTTCTAGATCGACATAGGTGCCGTAATATGCGTTTTGAGTAATTGTGACCGCGCCATCGTCTAGTGCGGCTGTTGGAAGTGCAAAAGCCTTTTGTTCAGGCGGCTGCTCCTGAACAATATCTTTTTTTCCGAGTGTAAAACCGAAGATTTTTAGTGCCATATGGTGTCCATCATCCTATAAAAAAATAACAAAGTAGGGGGAAATAAATCCCCCTACTCTTATTACACTACACCAGCTTCTACTGATTCCCACCACTGATACGTTAAAGTGATTGAAAACTCTTCAATCGTATCGTTTGTTCCCCAATCAACATCGATAGGAGTAATATCAGATGGGAAAAGACCGACAAATTTATACTTCTTCAATCTGTCGCCTGTTTTGCCAAACTGTGTTACTTCTCCGTCTACTGTGTAACCAATTGGTGCAAGTGCCACTGGATTTCTTACGTTTAAGTTATGTGAATTGATTCCGTTCATCCATCTTTCGAAGGCGTTACGAACAACGAAATCTTCATCATTGATAACTGTAATAGTCCAATCAGCAAATGTTCTATTGCCAGCAAACTTTAGTTCACGACCAAAGTATTGAACTGGAATAACACCGATTGTTGCACCAGGCAACTGTGCAGTTTTACACATAAATGTAAGTTTTGTCTGTGCAGTACCTGGTGCAGAGAAACCAGGGAACGGCATAGAAACTTCAAACAGATTGGGACGGGCACCGTCACCAATCATCTGACTTCTAAATTCGTTTACTGAAAAAGCCATGTTTTATTCTCCTGTTCTCTTTATTTATTAACCGAATTTACCTACAACTTCATCGAAACTCACACCTGTTCTAACTGCAACGAAGTTAAGTTGGATAAAGTTGATTGAACGAGCTGGTTTAATGTAAATATCTCCGACAAACTCGTTCCGATCGATGACTTCACCAGTGTTATTGGTTTCGTCACAGACCACTCGGAAGTCAGTAATACCACGGCGTCCTTGTACGTCTCTCAAGTATGGCTCAACGAGGGCAACAAACTGAGCGCGAGTAAACTGGTCATTAAATTCAAAGAGTGACGATCTTGCTGCGCGAGCAATAGCCTTCTCAAGAACAATAAACAATCTACGAACGTTGATTCGGTCGAATGCCGATGGGCGGCTCAATAATGTCTTATCGCCATACAACATTGTGCCTTCGCCAGGGAATGTAACAACAGGATTGATACCTTTTACATACAAATCATCACGATTTGTCTTTGTTGGATTCCAAGCAAGTTTAATAACATTCTTGATAATACCACGGTTTAATCCAGCTGGTGAGTACCATGGATCACGATCCTGATCTGTTCTTGCTGCAAGACCAGCAATATCACCGTTTAATGGAACCCAACGATAAACGTCATTATACTTGTCGAACTGATACTTCCAGTTACAATCCATTACAGCGTATGATGTTGATGTGAGTGTATTGCGATATGCAATCGTATCTACTGTTTCATCGCCGTAGTTATCAACAACGTCTGCTTTTTCTGGCGACACGAACACTACGCAGTCTTTACGCGATTCTGCCATCGAAACAAGACTATCTACAACTGTTTGATTTGCTGGACCTGAAATTACCAACGAAATGTCTACAGCATCGGCATTGTCGAAGTAATCATATCCTGTAACAACGTTTGCGGTAACGATAGTACCATCAGCACCACCAGTTAGTGATCTCTTAATTACTTCTGTCAAGTTATTGAAATCTTGTTGATTGGCGTTGCTGCCCCAATCACTACCTTCAAATGGATGATTCAACCAACGAATATAGCGCGATCTTGAATTGATAACGTTCTTATAGTAGTTTGAATTGCCAGAATCGTCTTTTGCATCTGCTGCTTTAGAAACAAAAGCAAATTTCTCAAGAATTGTACCTTTTGTTCCGCTAAACTGTCCATCTTCGTCAACGACAAGAATATGAACTTCATCGTTAGCGCCACTGCGATTTGCAACGTATGTCGATGTGTTTGGTCTATCTGTAAACTGAACTTGACAATTTAATGTCGATCCATCGGCTAAAGTGATATTCCAACCGTTATAAATGTCTTTGTCTGCCATAGTGACAAGCAACGAATTACCGATTGATCCAGCGAATCTGGCAGAGAATTCACCATAAGCGTTTCCACCGGCAGAGTGATTCTGTTCGTAATCTTGATCATTTTCAATCAACACGCCCGAAGCACTAACGTTGGATGTTGAAGTAAATGTAGAGCGAGTGTTTGCTAAACGAATAACCTTTAAATTATTTGCATATGCTAAAAAGTTTGCTGCTGAGAACCAATATTCATAGTTTGTAGAATCAGG